TACTTTGATCCATTTTGTCTATATCTACTTCATCTAATAACCCACTATGGAAAGAATTTATTAAATAATGATTCGTAGCTATTGTACTAAAATCATCTATTATATTTTTATATGTTATCATTTTTTAAATTTATTATAATTACTTTGTTGTACTCCTATTTTGTCCTGTTGATAGCTCATATAAGTTAAAACCAAATACAATTCTAATTTTGTAACTGCCTCTATGTTTAATATGTTATCGTTAGCTAATCCAAATACTATGTTGTACCACCCCCATTTTTCACTAATTGCCGAAGCCTCTGCACTTTCTTCTCCTGTTCCCGCACTAAATAATTGCTTAAAGTGAGAGGAAGTTTTTTCCCTAAACGAAAAAAAAAACTTAGAGCTGATAAAGACACTAAGATTGGAAAATCTTTAAACATATCTTCTTTGTATTCATCAGGATCATAACTCTCAATACTATATCTTGTTCCTTTTTCTTTTACAATAGGTCTATATAAAACACTCATTATCTTATGCAAGTTTTTATGACTATGCTTACAATGTTCTTCTATATCCACAAACTCCCCTAAACTAATAGAGCTTAAATTTGGTATCATTCCATACTTCTTTCCTTTAAAATCTACTTTCTTAACTAATTCCTTTTCTTCTGGTTTTTTATTTAAAAACTTTATAAGTGTAGAGCTTATATCTTTTAGGTCTTTATATTTAAACCTAACTAACTTTTCTTTATCAACATTACAAAGAACACAAACTACCCCTACTATCATTTCATCTTCTGGTAGCTTTTTTTCTTGGAGTTCCATAAAATCTTGATACATACCTATAGATATATCTTCCCAACCTGTAGGTATTAATAATTCTATTTTTTCCCCCATTTTATATAAATATAATTTTAACCATTTTGTTCATAATATATAATACTTACCACTATAATTAGTAGTTAGCTTATTTAAAGCAGTATATCTAATAGCGTCTATAAGGTGGTCTAATTGATTTGTAGCAGGTTTATTTATTACTTTACCATTCTTATCTACTAGCCATTTATAATACTTAAATTCATTTATAGCGTTTGTACTATTCTTTGTAATATGTATTTTAAATCTTCTTAATACATCAATACCCATGTTAATACTGTCTGCTCCTTTCTTTGCAGGTTTTACATTAAACCCTAATCTATGTATTTCTTCTATTGATTTAGGTTCTGCACTATCAGCTATAATCTCTGTCTGTCTTGTTATACCTAATTCCCTTAGTTTGTTTGCTATGTCTTGATTTGTTAAACCTTTAGCATATAACAATTCATTAATATATAAATCATCATTGAGCTTATATACTTCTGCTATCGCTGTTGGATCATTACTATAACCAAAGTCCATACCTAAAGCTATTAGCGTTGATTCTGTTGGTATATTGTTACATATCTCAAATTGTCTAAATATAGTTTCAGTAGGTTGTGCCATATCCCCCATACCGTATATAGTCCAATAGTTACTATCTAATTGTTTTAGCCTTTCTATTTCCTTTATTGTTTCATCAGGCAAAAAAGGATTATCTAAATAAGTTGATTTAATAAATGTACAATCTTCTCTATTCATTACATTATCATATATCCAACTATAAGGATCAGAGGGGTTAAAATCTAAATATATTCTTTCTGTTGTTCTTAGCGTTAGCTGAACCCAATCCTCAAAACTAAACTCATTAGCTTCATTTAACCAAACATAGTTTCTCTTGCGACCACGAACCTTAGCTGGTTGGTCAACTGAAATAAACTCTATTGTGTTTCCGTTTAACTTATATGTAAGCTCTGACTTATTATGATTGTCAGGATTGTATAAATTGTGAGATTCTAATATATTAAAGAAATCTCTATAAGCACTAGATTTAAGAGCAGGTAATGTTTTTCTACAAATAGTATATACCTTTCCCTTTGATTGTAATGCTTTAAGTATTATTAATTGAGCTAATGAATATGTCTTACTGCTTCTTGTTCCACCCTGATTAACTACAATTCTTGTACTAGCATTAAGATTCTTTTGTAGAACTACTGTTCCCTTTAGATTCAATGATTTCAATTTCAATCTTTTTTATATCTTCTTCGTTAGATGTTAGATTAATATTCTGTCTTTGTATATATCCTCTCTTATGTCCTTTGTGTTGTAGGTAGAATATTATACTTTTCTCTTTCTCGTTTTCTATATTCTTAAATAGCTTACTTTCTACAAAATCTAGTTTAAGGTTATCTATCTCATCTACCTTTTTTCTAAATTCTTCATCTTCTTTATACCATTTATAAAAACTACTTCTGCTTATACCTGTTCTATTACAAGCAGTTGATACTATACCTAAACTACTTTCTAACGCTTGTAGTAATGTTTCTTTCTTTAGTGTGCGTTCTTTTTTGCCCATTTTATTAAATTTATTTTATAGTTACTTTATACCCTTTAGCCTTTAAATCTTCATATAATTTATTAGCTAACTTAATGTCTTTTTCCTTTACTGTTATTGTTGTTGGTTTATCTTCTTCTATTTTGTCTATGTTAAAACCAAGCTCTATATGTTTGAAACCCCAATCTAACAAATTGTCTATATCAAAGTTACATAGCATATCCATATCCCATTCTGCAGTATTCTTGTTTAACCTTACATTTAATTCTCTTTCATCTTCTTTAGATAGATTTACTCTAACTGCAGGTACAAACTCTGCTCCTAGCTCTCTCATTATTCTTACTCTTTGATGTCCACCAACTATAGTATTATCTGAATTAATTACTATTGGATCTACACAACCAAACTTTTCTAATGAGTTTCTTAAGTCCTCATATTGTTTGTTAGTCATTCTTCTAGGGTTATACTCAGCAGGATTAAGTTCTGCTATTTTAACTTTTTCTATTTTCATACTAAAATAATTGTGTTTGTTTAATTTCTACTGTACAAATTGTGTCATTATGATTGCCTCCATGAGAAATTAATAATATTTCTTTATTAATAAACCCTCTTTTTTTTCCTATCCCCTGACTATTCCAACCAAAACATATTACTACCCCATTAGGTTTTGTTATTCTTTTTATTTCATTTTTTATATTGCTCCAAAAACTACTCTGTGTTGTTTCCATATTTACAGATTTACCTAATTTTTTATAGCATTCTGATATTTGTCTTGGAGAGTATGGAGGGTCAAATAAAACAAAATCAACACTATTGCTATCAAATTGTTTACAAAAATCTAAAGCGTCTAAATTATAATCTGTGTTAAAACTATTATCTATATCGTTAGTTATTTTACAAATTTTATTTCTATTAGCAAAGGGGTCTATACTAATATAATAATCTTTATAATATTTATATATTAATTTTTTTATGGGTTTTATTTCAAATGTATTTTTATTAGGCATAGACCAAGATTTAGTTATTTTCATTAATAGCTATGATTATGTTTATGTTTATTTAATTGTCTTAATTGATTATTAAATTGTTTGTCTGTTTCTGCTTTTATATGACAAGCTCTACATAAAGCAATAAGGTTTTCTATTTGGTTCTTATGTCCTCTCGGATCACCACCTAAACCCCTAGCGTCTATATGATGAATGTCACAAGCCTGTTTACCACAATGAGTACATAAAATTATGTCATCAATAACATAATCGTGATAGTCCATATATATTTTTACATACTTCTTCATCTTCCCTGTCCTCTGTATTTCTTTTGGGGTTTATTGTTCTTTGAGTGTACCCCTTTTCTCTTTCTGTTTTTATTAGGAGAAAATTTAAATCCTTTTTGTTTCATACTTTACAAGATTTTTCATATACCTTTTTAAGGTTATCCATTATTTGCTTATTACAAGGGCTACAACTTTTCCATTGTGGGTTTTGACCAAACACCCCATTATATAAAGTAGTTATTATAGTTTTTTCTTCTGCATTTAATCGTTGCCTTAATTCTATTCCTGGCACTACCTCATCATATATCTTAATTTCATCTTCTGTAAATTGTCTAATGTTCTTAAAGTTTGGAAACATTTGATTTAATTTCTTTCTTCTTTCTTCACAACCACAATCATCTCCTAATACTTTTTTAGCTAACTTATCTATTCCTGTTGCTTTGGTGAATTTCGCTATATCATCACCAATACCTTTACTTTTGTTTTTCATTTTTTAAAAAGTTTTTAATAAACCTAATTGACTTCCCTAATGTACTTCTATTTATCTTTGTTGCTTTGCTCATAGTATTTAAACTGTAATTTTCCCTATAATATATCTTAAATACCTCTACATCAAACCAGCTTAAATGTTTTAACTTTTCATCTATCCATTGTAACCTATCTTCTTTTTCCTCTAACTGTTTCATTTTCTCTTTAGTCAAAGGTTCTTTAGTATAAATATAAAATTCTTTTAATTGTTTTTCGTTGTATTGTTTTCTATACTTTTTATGGTAAGGACTTGTGTTACTTTGATATTGATTTAACATTATTCTAACTATATAAAAAGTAAGTTGTTTTTTTTCTATTATTGTTTTAATCTTTTCTTGATCTGAATTATATAAAGCTAATATTGTTTCGTGTAATAAATCTTCATAATCTGGGTGTTTATTACTTGTTATTCTTTTGCTTATTTCTAGCAATTTATTATAACTGTTTTCTAAATATGTATTTAGTTTTTGCACAGCTCAATAAATGAATTAACCCCTGATTGTTTTAAATAATTATATTCCCATTTGCCAAGTGGACTTATTTCTACTACCACCATTTGTGGTGTATATTGATCTTGGATAAAATCTATCTTATTTAATATGTATTCATCTTCATCAATTATAATCTGTGTTTCTTTATGTATAAAAATATCACTTGTTACCCCTCTATCTATTTCAAATAAAAAATATCTAAAGTTTTCTCTACCGTCTTTTGTTCTTATGTTTTTTGGTGGACTATGTTTTTTTCTCATATCGTTTTAGTGTATTTAGTAAATATTTCTATAAATTCTTCTAGTGAATAACATACTACAGCTTTATAGTTTCTAGCTGTTAAATTAGCTAACCATAGTTTCTGATCCTTGCTAGGTTTATTGTATTTAACTTTAAGCTCTACCATTAAACCGTTATGTTTTAAATTAGGTTCAAATATTAAAATATCTGGTACTCCTTTTTTGTAGTGTTTCTTTACTAAGGCTTTTTGTTTATAGTTTCCTTTTCCTAAATAAACACCACCTAAAGTAGAAGTCCAAAGTATATGGGGGTAGTAGTTTAAATAATCTACTATGCTATTATGTAAATCTTGTTCTTTCATTTGAATAATCCTATTTGTTCTGTTTTATTTTCTTTAATGTCTATTAGTGTTTTAAATATAGTTTTTCCTGCTTCATAATCTACTAAATTCCTAGCCACCTTTTGTTTACTTTGACTACCATTATATTTAGTAAAGTCGTAATCGTGAAATTCTATCCAAATTTTCTTTACATTTTTTGTTCTTGACCAATCAGGGTTTTTTCTTTCACTTAAAATATTAGGCAGCTTAAAGTTTGTCCAATACAAATGCCTACCTCTTTGTTTTCCTGGTATTAAACAATCATAATAAGGTATCACATTTTCTATACAGTATTTACCTTTATAAAAATGATTTAAAAATATTATTTCTTGATATAAAGACATATCTGGGTATCTTGGTTTCCAACTTTTTCTAGTGTATTGACTAATATTAATTCTACTATGACTTGGGCAGGGTGGGCTAGACCAAATAAAATCAAATTCTTTGTAGTGATCTAATAAATATTGGTGTGCGTCTGCTACAATTACTTTATCATTAGGGAATCTTTCCTGATATAATCTTGCAAGTTCTTCATCTAATTCAACCGCAGTTACTTCTATATCATCTTTTACTTCATTCCATTTATATCTATTTCCACCTAGACAAGCGTATAAATTAAGTATCTTCATTTAATTTGTAGTTTGCATTATTACTAACATTAATGGTCTTAAATATCCTGTTTTAGGTAATTCCCCTAAATCATTAGCAAAATAAAAACCATTTCTATCTGGCTTTTGTAAAAATCTAATTTGTATATTTTCTTTAGGTTTGTGTTCAATATTACACCATAAATAATCGTGAAAATATTTAGCGTTTGTAGAAGCAGGTAATAAAAAAACACATAATGAATTACTTTGTATTCCTTTTTTTATAAATTTAGGTATATTATTGTCATACATAGGGTGACAATATACAACTTCATTAGTCCAATCTTGTTTTAAAGCGTCATCTTCTTTAGTCCAATATTTATCTAATAAATGATTATTATGAGAAGCACAAGCGTCTACTGTAAAATTAAACTCTTTAGATAAAGGCTTCCATATTTCTTTAGGTGTTCTTATCCATTTCATAGGACTAATTTTTTTTTGTTGTCCTGTTATTAAATTTAATTTTTTCATTTAATTTGACTTTTTATATATTCCCAAGTTAAAGCTCCTAGTATAAAAACAAATACTATTAATATTACTAAACTTAAATTACTTATTTCAATCATTTTTCTGTATGTATAAATATATTTATTTGAAAAACTAACAATAGTATATGTATTTCCCAATATTTTCTTATTTCATCTGGCTCAAAGTGTCTAACCCCAAGTAACAATCCATTCTTTATAAAACTAATAAATATCATCTTTTCTTTCTGTATTTAATATACCCTGTTACTGTTTCATATTTCTCATAACCACAACTTTCAACAAGCCAAGAGTAATATTTTTTTACTTGAGCAGGATCATCTTTAATTCTATTCAAATAAGCATTATCTAAAAAGTCAGGCATATTATTTGCACTACTTCCCCTACTAAAATTCTTTTGATTTTTACACCACCTTTTGTATCGTAAATTAGTATTCCAAGTTTTCTCTAATTCCCAACGCTGCTTTCCAACATTATTTTCTTCCGTCCAATAATCTACAAAGTCCTCTATATGTTCTTTAGGTTCTAATTCTTTTAAATCATTTAAAAACTTTTCTTTGCGTGTATATACTTTCTTATTTTTAATTCTTATTTCTTTATTATTATTAATAGAGTTTGAATTATTTAACATCTTGTTATTAAAATTTTTACAATCTAGTTCTTCAGTTTTTTCAATACTAGATGTTAAAAAATTTAATATCTGGGAATGGTCTATTTTAAAATGCTTTTTAGCTGGCACACCCTTTAGCACTACCTTAATTATTCCCCATTTCTCAAGCACAGATAACGCTTGTTTGATTTGATAGTAAGAAAGGGTGGTACTACAGCTAATGTCTTGTGTTACATTAAAAAAATAGCCCCCATTATTTTGAGAGCTATCTTTAAAGTATTCTTCTTTTTGTATAAGATCAGATAAAACCAAACTAGCGTCCACCCCTAAATTAACGAGAAGACACTTATTTAAAATTAAAAAAGGAGTAGAAGCTAGTATTGATTTTTTCATTTGCCTAAAATTATATAAAAATATTTTACATTTTATAAAATTTAATTATTAGTTATTAACAATCAATAGTTAAAAAGGCATTTCTACTGATTTTTTGTCTTTTAAAAATTCATCATACATAACAGTAAACTTCTCTACTTCATCTATTCCTATTTTACCACCTGCAGCTAATTCTATAGCTCCTTTAAAAGCTACACTAAATCTAATATCATCTTTAGCGTCATTAGTATTATTTGAATAACTAGGCTTTGTAGAAGTGTTGTTAAACTTTGATTCACCCTTAAAAGCGATTTTAACAGTACCTTTAGGGCTTATTGTGTATTCTACCTCATCACCTACTTGCTCATAAGTTTTGTCTTTCTTTTTGTACATTTTACCAATATCTCCATTTTCAAAAACAATAGTAAAAATAAACATATCATTAAATTTTTCTTGTTGTAAATTTAATTCAGTAATAATTGATTTTTTAGTTTCCATTTTTTTAGTATTTAATTAATAATTCGTTAATATCAAGTTCGACTATTTCACATAATAATAAAAGCTCACTTACTTTAAATGAAAAAGGACTATCTAATTTCGCCAACATTGTGGGATAAGATAGTCCTAGTTCTTTTGCTAAATGATTTTTCCTTACTTTGTTTTTCATCATTTCCAAGATCAAAGTATCTCTAACTTCATCTTGTTTTTTAAATTGTGTAAATTTCATAAACAATAAATTTTATGCAAGATAATAAAAATAACTTTATAAAAATAAAAAGATATTAACATAGCTATTGTTAATAAAGTGTTAATTATTTATTTGTTTTATTAAATTTATTTTACATATATTTGTATTATAATAATTAAAACAAAAAGTAATGAAAACAAAAATTAAAATTAGTAAAATTAAATATTTTGAAACTCGTAGAGGGGTAGGATATATAGTATCTACAAATGTAGGGAATATATATAATGACGGAAATGGTGGTGGAACTTATGTAGATGAAAATTGGAAAGGTGAAAATTTAACTGAATTTCAATTAGAAGATTTAATTGATGAATATGAGGGGGTAAATATGATAAGCTACCCTGATGAATTTCCATACGAATTTAAAAGCCCAAAAAAGTAATGAAAAAAGACATACAATTATTAGAAGAATACAAATCTATTCTTAACAATAGAATAAAACAGTTAGAAGAAGAACAAAAATTATATGTAGATAACTATGCTATTTATTCTAACATACAAAATAGAATATTAGAGCTACAGAGCCAATGGTATGAAGTACAAGGTTTAATTATAAAAAATATATAACTATGGAATTAATAATATTTTTAACATTTGCACTTATAGTAAAAGTGGGAGAATACGCTAACAAAAAAGAATATAGATAATGGAAAAACAAATAATAGATATATACTCAGATTGTTGTAATGCTCCTAGTAATTCTGATAGCCAAAGGTGTTCAGAGTGTGGAGAGATTTGTGAACCAATAAAACAAGAAAAATGAAAGTAACTATAGACGCTGATACTTTAGCAATAGCTTTAGCTCATAAAAAAGTAGAAAAAAAGTATGAAGATTTAAAAATTGAATATACTGTAAATAACTATGATGAATTTAGGAGTTTTAAATATACTAAAGACGCAAAAAAAGATTTTGACAAATACTACAAATATTTTTATAACATAATAATAGAAAATCAAAAGAAATGAATCAAAAAGAACAATTATTAAAATACTTTAAAGAAGAAGATTTTAGTATCACTACGCTAGAATGTATGCAAAAACTTATGATACTTGATTTACAAGGAATAATAAGAGATTTAAAACAAGACGGTCATAGAATAGAGTCGTTTTGGATCAGTAGAAAAAATATGTATGGAGATATTAAAAAGTTTAAAAGATACTATTTAATAAAAGATGATATGGATTTTGTTCAGTTTGATAGAGAAAGAACAGTATTAAAAAATATAGTAATATAGAGTAGTTTGTTTATTCATTACTTTGCTACTCGGAATAAGGGTAATTATATTAGTAGGGATAACATTCTAATATTTTTGCCCTTATTTTTTTAACAAACTTTTTCATTCCACCTACCCCCTCTTTCTAACACCATAGGCAATAATTTAGGTTGTCCATTTATAATTATTCCACACCCTAAAATAACTCTAGCACTATTTACTTTATTATAAGAAAAGGCTAAACTATGGTCATCTATAAGACACCCACACATCATCGACCAATGTAATGACATAGGGTTACTTGTATAAGAAATATTAAACTCTGTGTGATAATGTCCCTGTATTACTGACATTCCCATTTCTTTAGCTAATGTAAGTCCGTTTTTTTTCATTCCGTGAGTCATAAAAACCCATTGTCCGTTATTCATTTGGAATTTATAATCTGAATACCATTTCCAACCTTTACCAACACCTAACACTTCGTTGTAATCCCTTAACATATAATTAGGTATTCCGTGTTTTTTTCCACGCCTATATAACATACTTCCGTGATTAGAATGTACTAAAGTCATTTGAGGAAATAAGCTCTCTAGTTCTTTAAAAACTTTTCTAGCTTTAAGTGTTTCATTGTGTTGGGTATCAAGAGAGGTTTCTGAATCGTGCATTGAGATTCCGTGAAAATCTGCCTCATCACCTATATTCCAAATATGATGATTAGGGTTTTTATTGTCTATTTTATAATGTTCTTTAACAGCTCTTAAAAATTTTATACTGTCTTGATGATGATATGGAATATGTAGATCTGAAATAATTAAAATTATCTCATTAGAATTTTCTCTTTGAGTTTTTATAAGGTCGTGTTCTACCTTAGTTAATCTTAAACGATAATCTTTTTTAATATTATTTCTTTTTAAATTTCTCAACTGAACGACCACCAAAATAAGCTCCAATAACAGTTATTAGAGTTAATTGTAATAGGTCTGTCCATTTGTCTTCTACTTGAAAAGCTATACTACCACTATCAATAAATACAAGTAGCATAGTGCAAACTATTAGGAATATTAATACTAAAGGTCTTACGGATCTTGTTAGTATATTACCATTTGTATCTGCTTCCCAACGAGCAGTAATGTTTTTTTCAACCTCTATTTTATAAGAGTTCATTATTTCTTTAATCTTAGCTTTAGCGTTTAGCTTTTCTTCTTTGTTTGTTATGACATTATCTAAAATCTCTCCAACACCGTCTATAACCTTTTCAGTTCCTAATATGTTTTTAAATATCCCCATAAATATCTTCGCTATTAATTAATGTATATGTAAACTTGTTACCCCAAATTGCTTCAGCTTTATAACAAGCAAATATAAATTCTTCCCAATCGTCATTACTTGCTATTACTTGACAACCTGCCGACCATTTATCTACTTGTGTAGATTTCTTTCCTTTTCTAGCTGTAGCTCTATGTATGTTTATTCCAAAATAACCTGTCTGTGTATTGTCATCATCTAAATCATAACAAGCGTCTTTGTTGTTATCTCTATATACCGTAACCTCTCCCTCTCTTTGACATAAAGCGTCATAGTTTCCTCTATGTTTATCTATTCTATATGCTTTGTATTGTCCTGGTTTCATACAAGCTACACCCTCTTTTCTCATTATTTCAACTTGTGTCCAATGTCTGCCTGGATCAGTAGTAGCGTCAAAACTATAAAATTGCCATTCTCCGTCTACTTTATAGGATAGTGTTATTTTATCATCAAACTTATTTGTAACCTCATCACCAGTAGAGCTATTTCTAACGCCTACTATATTTAGGTTATAATCGCCTTTTTCAAACCAATTATATCCTTTATCTTTTATTGTTTCTTCTATAAGTTCTCTTGTGAGTTTCATTATTCAAATTTACTAATTATTATACTATCTATTTTTGCTTGTACTTCTTTCTTGTTAACATTTAGTTGAAAAAGCAAGTTACCTGTAAATCGGCATACTTCTTGTGAATTGTTAATAACTACTAAAGTTGGTAGGACTTCTATGTTATATTTTTCTTGTAGTGCTGTACAAATTCCAATATCTGCCTTAACAGTATTGCAATCTTCCAGGTCTTTTAAAAAACTACAAGAGTTTTTATCGTTCCACGCAGCCCAAAATTCTATTACTAATATGCCATTAGTTTTAAGGTATTTATTTAAAGCTCCCTCACTTGTTATAGTATTTTGGCTTATGGCAACTTGCCCTACCAACAATAGTAGTATGTATTTTAGAAATCTCATTTTAATTCGTAAACCCTCTCCTCTATCTTCTCTACTTGGTTTTCTATTTTATTTAGTTTGTCTGCGTTTGACATAACAGTTTTACTAATTAATTCCAGTTTCAAATCTAACTCTGATCGTGATATTTCACTTTCAGGCAATCGTTTTGCTAATTCTATTTCATTACTTAAAACATAATATTGTCCTACAAAACTACTAACTAAAACCACTATAGCGATTATACTTTTTAGCGATAAAGTGAATTTTGAACCCTCTGAGATTTCTGTAGCCATTTGTTTATTTGTTACAAGATTTATCTGCTAGACCTTGACCTATAATTAGAGCTACACCAACAACCAATAGGCTATTCATTTTTGTTGCACTAATTCCTAAATCTTCTGAAAACATTATAACCATTAGTATAGAAAACCCATACCAAAATTTTTTTGAATTAATTATTGAATTTATTACGTTTTTCATTTTTATTTTATTTTAAAGTTAATTTTTCCATTCTCTATATATAACCCTTTTCTTCTGTAAATTTCCTTTCCGTCAAGATTATATATTTTATTTTCGTTTTGAGAGTTTTTAAGTATCTCAATTATGCCTACATTTTCACAAGGTAGACCAGTTTGACAATCTATATACTCTGTTATTGTTAAAGTATCAGTAATATTAATATATAAAGTGTCAGTTATAAATATAGTATCAGAGATATTGTATATATCACATTCAGCTAAAGTGGTAGGTACTGCGTTTGATTCATCTGCAGCATTTACACAATCCGCCCAACCGTCATTAAGATAAAATAAACCATTAAGACCATTAGGAACACAACCATTAGGGCTATATTGTGTCCAGTTACTTTCATCATCTCCACAATAAAAGCCATTTTGTTCAACGCATAATTCACAATTTGATTGACTAAATCCAAAACTAAACACTAATAATAATAATAATAACTTTTTTACCACCATAATAATAACTTTTTCATTTTTTAAAATATTAAATAATTAAACCCTAATTTACATTCATAGATAGGTTTTTCCCAGTACCTTAAATAAGTACCCTCTATAAATATCCCTAATGACTTTGTTATTTTCCAACCTGTAACAAGTCCTAAATCTAAATCTATTGGAGCTTGTTCATATTCATAACTAAAATCATTCAATCCATAATGATAAGGCAATACATTAGCCCAACCCAACAACCAAAAGTCATTACTGTACTTATAATAAGACACCCCAAGTACCCCAGAAAGCTCATAGACGCTTCCTAATGCGTTTATTTCGTTTCTATTATATTCTGCTATTGCCGAACCAAAATAATGCTTAAAAAACTCATCATTTGAAGTTGCTAATAATTCCCCATTTTTAAACCAATGAAATCTACCGTTAACAAATTGACTAGAATAACCAAAATCTTCTGCTAAATCAAAGAAACTTTCCTCTCCACTTTCCCAAGTGTCCTCTATTGGATTGTAACCATATACTCTATGACTTCTGCCAACAACCCCAAATGTAAAATCCCAACGACCTTTATTTATTCTATATCTAGTATCAACTGATGTAAATTGTAAATCTCTAGCTTCATCATTTTTTACTTGAATTTTTGTTACCCCATTATTTCCTAAATATCTAATCCAAAAATCTTGATTAGTAAATTTTTCAGACCTATTGCGTATAAAAGAATAATTAAGTAAATACTCCCACCCACTATTATTACCAATAGTAGTGTTATCGCTATAACTTTGCTCATCACCATAGTACCAAGTTTTAATTTTTTGCTCAAAATCGAACCTAGCAATCTTGCGTATTCCAATAGTAAAATTGTAATCGTATTCATTAATTTGAGTAGTTTCTTCATATCCTTTATTTATTGCTATAAAATCTTGATCTTCTACCATGCTAGTATTCATACTCATAGAAGTATAGAAAGTAGCATATTTAAAAAATTGAGCATTACAAGTAGCTAAACCAAATACTACTATAATTAGTAAAGCGTATATATATTTAGATCCGTCTTCCATTATAATACTTTTGTATAAGCGTAAGTAACATAAACATCTAATGTCAAATCTCCATTAAAAGCTCCACTAGAAAACAACATCAAAGGTTTATTTAAAAGAGATGTAGTACAAGTACCACCTGCCAGAGGATCACCCCCAAAGCTCCAAGACACATCAGTTGTTTTAGCGTTCATAAAATCTCTAACATATTTCCAATAAGAAGAAGTGCTTGAAGTATCATAAGTTATAAACAAATCATTACTAGATGACTCAGCACTAGAAGTGTAATTACATAGTATTGTTACATTATAAACTGTAATCATATAACC